TATGAAAAGTTAATTGAGTACATCATCAATGATGAATCGGATCGTGCTCGTGAACTATTCCATGAAATCGTTGTTGAAAAGTCACGTGACATCTATGAAAGCATCATGGACGATGAAGAAGAAATGGATGAAACAGTTGGTGGCAACCCTGTTAAAGGTCTGATGCAGGACGTTCAGATGGACGAGGAGGGTATCAGCGAAGAAGAAGACGACATGGACATGGATGCTGATATGGGCATGGACATGGATGCTGATATGGACCAGGGCGACGAAGAAATGGATCACCATGCTGATATTGGTGGTGAAGAAGAGCTGGAAGACCGTGTTATGGATCTGGAAGATGCCCTGGACGAACTCAAGGCAGAATTTGATCAACTGATGGCTGGTGAAGAGCATGAAGAAGAAATGTACCCAGGCATTCACGGTGATGAAGATGAATCCGAAGAAGATTCAGAAGAAGATTCAGAAGAAGACGAAGAACTAGACGAAACTATGGTTCGTGAGTATGTTGAGCGTGTTAGCGATACCGGTCAGAAGTCCGAAGGTGGCGAAGTTGGTCGCGGTGGCAAATCAGCCAGCATCAACAAGCAAAGCAATGTTGCCAGCAAGAACGACATGGGCGGCTCAGCCAAGAACATCGCCACAGGCAAAGCCAACCCTGCTCCAGACGGTCAACGTCCTGCAGGCAAGGCCAGTGGATTTGTCAAACCAGCTCAGGAACTAGACGTTGCCAAGCGCAATGTCAACAAGCCAGGTGGTCACGGTGCTGACAAGTTCTACGGTCACAAAGAAACCAGCTGGGAAAAGAACAAGGGTGCCGAAGGTCAGACCACCGACGGCAAACTACCAGTCAGTAACAAGAGTCTGGTTGGTGGCAAAGTACGTTAATACAGGAAACATCCATGTCCATGTATCTTAGAGAAAATTTAACATTTGACCATGCCAGAATGGAAGTTCTGAGAGAAAGTCATGCAGACGGTCAGAGTAAGAATCTCTACATGAAGGGTATATTCATTCAAGGTGGTGTTAAAAATCACAATGAAAGAATATACCCAGTGGATGAAATTAGCAGTGCTGTTACCAGCATCAACGAACAAATCAAAGGTGGATACAGCGTGTTAGGCGAAGTAGATCACCCAGATGATTTAAAAATTAATCTGGACCGTGTGAGTCATATGATCACAGAAATGTGGATGGATGGCCCCAACGGTTTTGGTAAACTCAAGATTCTACCAACCCCCATGGGCAAACTAGTTGAGACCATGCTGGAAAGTGGAGTCAAACTTGGCGTATCAAGTCGCGGCAGCGGAAACGTTAACGAGGCAGACGGCAAGGTCAGTGACTTTGAAATAGTCACTGTGGATGTGGTTGCGCAACCCAGTGCACCCAATGCATATCCCAAGGCCATTTACGAAGGGCTAATGAACATGCGTGGCGGGCATCGGGTATTCGAGATGGCCCGTGAAGCCAGCGCAGATCAAAAAGTACAGAAGTATTTGAAACAAGCTGTAACAAGCCTAATCAAAGATTTAAAAATTAAATAGGAGATCACAATGTTAGATGCTATCAAACCATTGTTAGATAGTGGCATCATCAACGAAGATACCCAAACTGCATTGAATGAAGCGTGGGAATCCAAGTTGACTGAAGCACGTGAAGTTATTCGCGCAGAATTGCGTGAAGAATTTGCTGGCCGCTATGAACATGACAAAGCTGTAATGGTTGAAGCTCTAGACAAAATGGTTACTGAAAGCCTTACTGCTGAACTCAGAGAGTTCGCCAGTGAGAAACAAGCTCTTGCTGAAGATCGTGTGAAGTTTCAAAATCACATGATGGAAAGCGCAGGCAAGTTTGACAACTTCATGGTCAGCAAACTAGCCGAAGAAATCAAAGAGTTACGTGGTGATCGTAAAATTCAAAAGGAAGCTATTGCTAAACTTGAGAAGTTTGTAATCCATGCACTTGCTGAAGAAATCAAAGAGTTTGAACAAGACAAACGTGCTGTAGTTGAAGCCAAAGTCAGACTAGTTGCAGAAGCCCAGAATAAAATGGCTGAAATGCAACGGGCTTTTGTCAAACGCAGTGCAGGTCTAGTTAAGGAAACAGTAACAAAACATCTAGGCTCAGAATTGACTCAATTAAAAGAAGACATCCAGACTGCTCGTGAGAACATGTTTGGTCGTCGTTTGTTCGAAGCCTTTGCCAGTGAATTCGCAGTGACTCATCTGAGTGAGAACCGTGAATTTGCCAAGCTACATGCCATCATTGCCCGCAAGGATCAGCAACTGGTAGAAAGCCGGGCACAACTGGCCAAGACAAGTCAATTGGTTGAATCAAAGGAAAAAGAAGTTCGTGTAATCACAGAATCCGTCGCCCGCAAGGAAAAGATGGCTGAATTGCTAGGACCTCTTAACAAAGAAAAAGCAGACATTATGTCTAGCTTACTGGAAGGTGTGCAAACTGATCGTCTTCAGACTGCATACGACAAGTATCTACCAGCAGTTCTAAACAACTCCGCAGTCAAGAAGCCCGTCAAGGCTGTGCTGTCTGAGGCACGTGTAGAAGTCACTGGTGATAAATCTGCTATCGTTAACGTTGAAAATCATGACAATGTCATCGAAATCAAACGTTTGGCAGGGCTAAAGTAGTACAAACTTTTATTAAAGGAAAATAAGAAATGACAACCCAACTATTAGAAGGCCGTTGGAACGAGACCAAAGACGCCCTGTTAGAAGGTCTACAAGGTACTCGTCGCAACACAATGGCTGTTATTCTAGAAAACACCAAGAAGCACCTGATGGAAAATGCAACAACTGGCGCAACAGCTTCAAGTAACGTTGCAACATTGAACCGTGTTATTCTACCAGTCATCCGCCGTGTTATGCCCACAGTTATCGCTAATGAAATCGTTGGCGTTCAACCAATGACAGGCCCAGTGGCACAGATTCACACTCTGCGTGTTCGTTATGCTGAGTCAAACAACGCCAACGGTACATCAAACGATGTAACAGCAGGCGACGAAGCATTGAGCCCATTCAAGGTTGCTGTTGCTTACTCAGGCGACGGCACCGCAGGTTTGGCCAGTTCAACAAGTAGTCTGGAAGGCGTTCCAGGTCGTAAGATCAACGTTCAAATCCTGAAGCAAGTTGTTGAAGCCAAGACACGTAAGCTAAGTGCACGTTGGACATTCGAAGCAGCACAGGATGCACAATCAATGCACGGTCTGGACGTTGAAGCAGAAATCATGGCTGCTTTGGCTCAAGAAATCACTGTTGAAATCGACCAGGAAATTCTAGCAAGTCTGCGTAGTCTAAGTGGCAACACCTACAACTACAACCAATCAACAGTTTCAGGCACAGCAACATTCGTTGGTGATGAACACGCTGCTCTAGCAGTTCTGATCAACCGTGCTGCAAACCTAATCGCTCAACGCACACGTCGTGGCGCTGGTAACTGGGCAGTTGTTAGCCCAGCTGCATTGACAGTTCTGCAATCAGCAACCACATCAGCATTTGCTCGCACAACAGAAGGCACATTCGAAGCTCCAACCAACACCAAGTTCGTTGGTACATTGAACGGCGCAATGCGTGTTTATGTTGACGGTTACGCAAGTGACACACAAGCAGTTCTAGTTGGCTATAAGGGTTCAAGTGAAGCAGATGCTGCTGCATTCTACTGCCCATATATCCCCCTAATGAGTTCAGGCGTTGTTCTAGATCCAGCTACTTTCGAACCAGTAGTTGGCTTCATGACACGTTATGGCTACATTGAACTAAGCAACACAGCTTCATCACTGGGTAACGCAGCTGACTACCTAGAAGAAGTTGGCATCAGCAACCTATCATTCCAGTAAGAATTTACTGAATTTCGATGAATAAAAAACCCGCTTCGGCGGGTTTTTTATTGACACCGTTAGTTTACAATCTTTACATAATTTAGATAAGTGGTGGGGGTATTGTTGTTATACGTGTCTGGTTTATGTGCTTTGACCTTGCCACGAATTTTCAGCACCTTACCTTCGTCCTGGGAATTCTTGGGGCTAAAATTATAGACATTGCCTGTGTCGTCAATCAGCAATGCAGTGTAAAAGCCATAACTGGCAACATACCGGCAGCTCAGCACACGTGCGGTGAGTTCCAGAGTGGCACCAATCCGACCCTGAAATTCGCTGCCGGCAGTCGCCTGGATGACCCGTG